TTACTGAGCAAAGCACTAAAAAGCAAATGGGGTTCTTTGATCAGATTGGTGAGAGCGCTGGCAGGGCTGCTGCTGAGAAAACAGCATTGGCTCTTGGTACCACCACTGAACAAATGCAAAAGGCGCTGAGTGAGAAAGCTCCTGTTTCTACTGCATCATTTGATTTTGCAGGGCTACGTAAAATAAAAACAACAGATGAGCAATTTAATGAAGCAGCATCTGCTGTTACTGCAGCGGTTGTTTCTGGTGATCAAACTAAAATTAACGAAACTAATAAAAGGTTTAACGTAATTGCTGAACAAAAATTAGCTCAAGAGAAACGATTAAACGGTGAAGATTATGCTAAACAGCTTTTACAAGAAAAAGCTAAAACAGTTTTAGTTCTAAATAATCCTTCTAAGTTTCCTCCAGAAGAAGTTAAGCAAGCCAAACGCTTTCATCAGGCTGAACTTAATAGAGCAAGGGAGCATGCTCTTGCTATAAAAGTTTCTGAAAAACCAGAAGATACTGATAAGAATATTGCATCCCTTTTGGGTCTTGTTATTAAATCAGCTAAGGACGATGTTACTTTTAAGAGGGGTGATTCTGAAGTTGTACAAAATCCAGTAGAAGGCGGTCCTCCTATTAGAGCTGAAAGTCCAGAGGGCATAAGGATTATTAAAGAAGCTCAATCTCGCAGAGCTAAGGAGACGTTGCTCCTTTCTGGATCATTAGATGCTGATGGTTCTGTTAAAACAGCTAAAGCCGCTCAGTGGCTTTTTGCGTCTGGTGTTAATACTTATCAAGAAGGTGGAAAGCTTTTTGTTGGTTCTAAATCAAAACAATCGACTGCTGCTGCTCCAGATCAAACTCTTGTGACTGCTGCTCGTAAAATGTTGGAAGCAAAGCAAGATATTTCTACGCTTAATTTAACTCCAGAAGAATTAAAGTTGGTAACACAACCAACTCCCGTTACTCCTACACAACAGGCTGCACCAGCATCAGGGTTCGCTACTAAACCCCCATCTACTATGGAAAAAATAGAAGCTGAAAAATCTTCCGCTATTATGCCTGTAGTTCAACAATTTAAAAAAGCTGAACAAGACTATTTAATAGCGCTTAAAGCAGGTCGTCAATCTGATATTCCTGCTCTGATGCAGGTTAAAGAAGACCTTCGTAAGAAAGTTAAAGACAGTGTCGTTTCTTCTTTTGGAGAACAGCAGACGCCTAAAATTCTTTCAACCTTTGGTATGTAATAGATATGGCTACAACATTTGATTCATTGTCTTTTCTTTCTGAAGAAGAAAAAGTTGCTATAAAAAATAGACAACGACAAAAACCAGAAGCATATACACAAACTAATTTAACAGCATCATCGTTAGAAAATAATGTATCATCTATTTCTGATCCCTTATCTTTTCTTTCTGAACAAGAAAAAACTGCTATAAAGAATAGGCAACGAGCAACATCTTCATCTACAAAATCTTTAGAAGAAGTTAAACCTCCGTCTGTTAATTTTGAAAAAGAATTTGGCTTTGACGAGTTATCAAAAAAGCCTGAACTATTTGAAGTTATTAAAGACGCACAAAAGGTTCGTCGCAATAAAGTTTATAAAGAAGGCGAAAGCAAAGAAGAGTTTGTTAAAGACTTCATGGATGACATGCGCTTTACAGACTGGAACACGGCATTAGGAACAGTGTCTGAGCTTGCATATATGAAGAATGCTCCAGCACAAGATGCTGCTAAAGCGGCATTGGCTCAGCGTGTATTTAAAAACACTAAAAGTATGTTTCAAGAAGGTGGTCAAGGGGGCTTTAGACCATACTTTGATACACTATTTGCAATAGCCACTGACCCCGGTTCATACTTTGGGTTTGGTGTAGGTAAAGCGGTTACTGCAGGAGCGGCAAAGATTGCAGCCAGTGCTGTAACTAAAGAAGTTGCTGAACAAGGGTTGAAGAGTGTTGCCCGTAAGGCGGCAGGAGTTAGCGCCGTTACTGAAGGAGCAATTGGCGGCATTGGCGCATACACACAACAACGACTAGACCAAGCCACAGCTACTGCTTTGGGTGAAGAAGCCCCTAAGCTTGACATTGGTGAACTTGCTATAGTGTCATTGTTTTCAGCGGCGGTCAGTGGGGTGGGTAGTTATAAAGCAGTAAGCAAAGACCCTAGTAAATACATAGGAAAACTGGACGCTGCTATTAAAAGCAGAAGTGGGGTTTCCAGCAGCATTGCTCAACCACCTACACAACTAGAGCAGGCCGTCATCGACCCTGTTCGTGACAACATGGATAATGTTGTTATGGAAATGTCAAAACTGTATGGCAAACAAATCACAGATGAAATTGATCCTGCTGCTGTATTGACTGATAGCAAAGTTAAAACCGAACTGGTCAGAACAAGCGTTCAAGCAGCGTTTAATATTATTAGAAACAATCCTGAGTTTATGCCAAAGCCCGGTGAAACCGCAATGAGTGCTTTGTCTCGTACTCTTGCAAACAGTGATGCTCTTGATGGAACATTTATTGAAGCGGGTCTGCAACAAATGGGAAAGAGCAAAGAAGAATTTGCTCAGATGTTTGTAAGCACACAGTCTGAAGCTGGTCGAACTCTAGGTAGCATGGGTGTTATGGGTAAATGGATGCAAGCTCTTAAAGGACTTGATCCAGCCTTTGAGAAACAGTTTAATTCATTGTACGGAAAAGATGATGAATATGTCACAGGATTTGCAAAGGCTATGGATTTTGTTAAACGTGGCGAAAGTGAATCTAAAGCTTGGGTTACTTCAGGTCTAGATACCCTCACTCGTAACGCCGCTGGTACTACCCTTGGCATTACAGCACAAAGCGCAGCACAGCTTCTTGAAGGTGTTACTTATGCAATTGGTGCCGGTGTAAGGGATGCTGTCACTGGAAAAGGATTCGGAAGGTCTAAAAAGATTATTGCTGATTCTTTTGCTGATGCTCTTGGTACTTGGAAGTATTTAAAAGATGGTGGTTTAGCAACCGAAGCTGCTGATGAAATATTAAAATTTAATCCAACTGTTCGTGATACTTTATTTTCGGCATTGCAAGAAACGGGTAATAAAGAAATTAGTAAAGTTGGGCGATGGGCTAACACAATGAACGTCGCTGTTGATGGTTTATTCCGCAGAGCTTCGTTCACAGCATCTGTTGAAAAACAATTGCGTGATCAAGGTATGGATATGTACACAGATTTCTTAGCTAAGAATAAAGCCATACCTACTGCTGTTGTTAAACGAGCAATGGATGATGCTCTCACAACAACTTTCTCATACGCCCCAAAACATCATAATTCAACAAAGCGTGGCTTTGAAACTATGAGTGAAAACGCTGCGTCTTCTCTTATTAAAACAATTGAAGATACTCCGTTTTCAAGCTTGGCTATTCCGTTTCCACGGTTCATGGCAAATGCTATGGCATTCCAATATAAGTACAGTCCTGTTGGTTGGGCAGGCATTGGTAATGAACTTAAACTAGCTAAAGCTGCAGATACAGCGGGTGACCTTGCTAAAGCTGCGATGCATACTCGCCAAGCAAATATGAAATTTGCACAAGGGTCTGTTGGTTTTGCTGCACTAGGCGCTGCTGTTCAATACCGCAGAGATAATCAACAAGACGATTGGTACAATGTCAAAGGTTGGAACGGGTCTGTCATTGATACTCGTGCTATTTTCCCACTAGCTCCCTATTTTGCAGTTGCTGATTTTTGGGTTAAGCTTAATAAAGATGAACCAGCTAAAACTGCCGAAGCTTTTCAAGCTGTTGTTGGTATAAAGATGCCAGCAGGTTCGCAGAATGTTTTCTTAGATCAGCTTATTAACGCAATGTCATCAGAGAAAGAAGCTGATGCTGCTGCCGTTGCTGGCGGTAAAGTGCTTGGTGATTTTATTGGAAGATTTACACAACCTTTTATTGTGAAACAAGGATTTGATATACTAGATTTGTTCCGTAAAGATGGAACAATTGCTCGTGATCCTAACGTCATTGAAGGAGAAGGCTTTGGTGCTTTTGGTGAGGCGGCGGGTCAACGACTTATGTCTAAACTTCCAATTGCAAAAGAAGCGCTTCCTGAAGCTTCTGCTAGATTAAAAGAAGGCGATGTTATTTATAAAGAAGGTGAGTTTTTTAATAGGTTGTTCGCAACACGCACAACTCCGGCTAAAACAAATGAAGAAAAAGAAATAACTTCTTTAAATTTAAATCCATATTCTTTATATGGCCCTTCTTCTGGTAATAAAGAGTTTGATAATACATTCATTCGTAAAGCTAATAAAGAAACCATCCCAATAATTAAAGAGGTAATGGCTGATCTTGAATATAATAAATTATCTTTGGCAGAAAAGAAAATTGTAATGTCAGAAGCTGTCCGCAAAACTGCTAATGTGGTTAGAAGAGAAGTTATGGATGATATGCAATTCACTCCAGAAAAAGAAGTTCAGTATAACAAGATTGTGTTTAACAAGCTTCCTTTAACCCATCGAAAGTTAATCAACGAATACTACAAAAGAGAAAACGGTGTGTCTCTAGAAGAGGCTAATGATTACAACAGTCTATATGACTATCAGTCTGCTATTAAAGACTTGCCAGCATTTAGTGTTGGTGGTGTAGTTGAACAAACCAATAAAGCTTTAGGAATTTAATTATGTCAATTGTTCGTCAATTGTTAAAAGAAGGGCTGAAGCAACAAGCTAAGTTTTCTGCAAAGAATATAGAAGAGGCTTTGCCTATTGTTTCTAAAGAGCTTGAATCTCCTGCCATTGATCAAATGTCAAAGGTGCTAACCAAGTCCCCTGTTGTAGCTAAGAAGCCCGTAGTGCCTCCATCACTAGAAGCAGCTACCCCTGTACCAGCACCAGCTACAAAAGCTCCTGTAGACCTGTTACAGCAGACTGGCGAGGCATTGCCACCACCGCTGCCAAAGAAAGATGTGCTGGATACGTTGTATGACGATCTTTATGAAGTTTATCCAAACAATCTTACTACTACACCGACGCGCCCGTTCCCTCAAGCAGCTTACACCAAAGGCAAGGCTGATCTTATTAACGACTTCGGTGCTAAAGAAGTTGAGAACATGATTAAGAATGATCCTAAAGACTATGCCAACATGTTGCATGTCTATGCTGGTGATACTCTTGGGTTGAAGAAAGACAAAGGCTTGCCACCCCTGCCTTACGAAGTTGCTGACACAGCCATTGTTAAATACGACGACATGGGCAACCCTATTCCTGTTGGTCAGATTGAAAAGAAAACAGCAGGTCGCGTTGCTCCAGAGCAAGAGGTTCAATACTCTGGTGAATATTTGACAGGGGTGCTAGGCGAAGACTTAAGAACAGCCTCAATGGCTAAGCGCAACAAGGTGTTGTCTGAAATTAAAGACGCCCGTAACAAGTCGTTCTATAAACTTGCAAATAATCCGTTGCTACGTGACATTGACGAAGACGTTATTGCAGTGGCACAGGGCGACTTCCGTATAAAAGCCAAACGTGAAGCAAACCCTAGCAACGAAAAAGATGTTGAAGAGTTTTATAAACTATCTTTGTCTTTGCAAAAGAAGTATGACGACTTAAAAGAGAAATATAAAAACGATCCACCAGCTAAGTTGTTTCATGGGAATCCTCCTGATAATATTAATAGAATTAAAAGCTCAGGCTTCATGAACCCTCAACAATATTTAGCAGGTCATGGCGAATTAAAGGTTGGAGCACCTTCATTTACTAAAGACATTGGACTTGGTGCAAGTGGTTCAAGCTTTGGTGGAAAGAATGCTCAAAACTATGTCTACACAGAAATGCCATATGCTGATTACATATTTAAACGCATTAACATGCCAGCTAAGGAATATGATTTAAAAGACTTAAACATAGTTGCTCAAACAATTAACGGCTCCCCTAATGTTGTTCGACCATTGTCATTACCTAGAGGAGCCTTCAATGAAACAGAAGATGCCATTGTTGAAGCAGACAAGCTAAAGCTTAACGGTAGTCCTTCTCAAATGAAACTAAAGCTAGCTGAAGAAGTATTAACAACACCAACTCGCAAAGATGGAAAAGGACTGTTAGAAACCACAGTAGATCGTAATCAGAAAATAAAAGAAGATAGACAACTACTGCGTGACTACAACAAGATTGTTAGTGATATTGATACTCCTATCAAAGAGCGCAGGAAGACAGCATACCTAACCTATAACATAATCAAATCTTTAACCAATGAAATGCTAGGCAGCGCTGAGTCTGTGTCAACAAAGAAGGGGTTGGGCCACAGCTATCAATCAAACTTGGTTGCTTTTTCTGATCAGATATCTGCATCAAATATTGGTGATGTTATTACTGTTCTTAAAGACATGGGTGCTGTGCAGAAAGCTAAAGCTTTGGAAGATGTTAGAGTTAAATTGAAAGACTTGTCAAAGGCTGCGACAAAGCAAGGGGTGGCTATGGCTGACAAGCCCATTATCAAATCTCTTAATACAGCAAGAGAAGCTACACGAAAGCTAGCCAGAGGCGGCTTCATTACAAAGCGCTGAAGCACCAACTAAGAGGCCCCTTTCGGGGCCTTCTTTTATTGCTTCTTAATTTGACTTAGGTTGTCAAAATAGGCAGCATCAAATCCTCGCTGCCACTCTTGTCCTTGTACAGACGACGCATCGTACTGGTTACTAAGCCATCCTTTATAGAAAGCGTAATAGCCTTGTTGAAGTTGAATCTTCAAGGGTGGACGACGGTCAATGGTTTTAACTGGTATGTTCATTTTATTTAGAAAGTTGGTCTGCCAAAAGATAGCCTTCTAGAGGCCATAGTTTATCAATGGCATTATTATAGCTGTATTGTTCACCAAGAGCTTTGTTAAATGAAGCATGGTCAACACAAGCACTTGTACCTAGCACACTATAACCATTCTTCATTGTCATGATGCAAACAGTTGTAGTTGTTTCAGGCAATACCATGTAGATAACTTCTTTAATTTTATCTTGCATGTCAGATAAAGTTACTTTAGTACGGCGTAGTTCTACGTTAGGTTCGTTCATATCTTTTCCTTTAGTTGAGAAATCTTTAAGTTGTAACAATCAGACTTTACCACATAGTTGTTAGTAGGGTCAATGGTTCCTTTCTTCATAAACACAGAATCGTTCATGTAAGCAAGCTTATCATAAACACCTAAGTACCAACCAACAGTGAAGTCGTTCTTAACCCTAACAAAACAGTAGTAGTCACAGGCTTGCTTTGTATTTAAGTTAGCAACACTACATTCATAATGTGGCAGAGGAACAGCACTGGTTTGTTTAGTCTTCACATCCACAGTGGTTCCGTTTGCTAGCACCAAGTCATAGTCGTATGTGTTTTGTAACACACCACCAAGAACTTGATGAGCAATGTCTTCTCCTATAAAGCCAGCAATGTTGCCAGCCCCGCTGGTGATGCTATTGTAAAGCTTTCCCAACGAGGCTGCTTTATCACGAGCATTGATAAGCATATCTGCCGTGATAACTATTTCAATCATTGCTTAAACACCGCAGCTTCCACCCTTGCCTGAGATGTCACAGATGTCTAGCTCTTCATAGACAACATCTTTATGCCTGATAGCTTCTTCGTAAGGAACTGCAGTGAGCGGTTGACCACCACGACTACCATCAGGATAGCAAGTAAACCCACGTAGACGAGTAGCATACTTAGCTAGCACAGACGCAAAGGTTTTAACTTCTCCTTCGTTGTTGTGCTTAGTTCCCCACGAAGGCAGGTTAATGGTGGATGAAATAGACATGTCAACATAGTCTTGAATGTCTGCCTGAAACTTGATGCGCTGCTCATAGTTTTCGCTAAGGTCTAGAGCACTCTCGATAGCTTCTGGCTTAACACCATACTGCTGGATGAGAAGATCGGCTGTACCATCTACAACATATTGGTACTTCCATTTGGTTCCTTCAGTGAGGAATCGGCGCTTGTAAGCAACAGCAAACAATGGCTCAATACCTGTAGTGGTGCCTGCCAAAATACCGATGCTGCCTGTAGGAGCAATGGCACGGTATGCTACAGGATGGCTAATGAAGAACCTATCGCAATGTTCGTCAGCAGCGCGTTTGCTCTCATCGCGGTACACCGACAGCCACTTGTGTAGCTCTGGTGTCACTTCGTACTTGTAACCCTTCTTTAGCAGCCACTCATGAATGCCCATCAAACCAAGGCCAAGACGACGGTTCTTCTCCCTGACCTTATACACCTTCTCATAAGGCAGATCAGCCCTCAACGTACCGCACACCAAGAACTTAGAGCCAAGTTCAACCACCTGTTTAAACTCTTCGATGCTGGTGATACGCCCCATGTTGATGCTGCCCAAGTTACACACATCACTATCATCCTCTGAAGTCACTTCAGTGCAGGCGTTACGCAGGGTTTCGTTTTGCTTATCTCCAAAATTAAAGCTGAAGCCGGGTTCTGCAGTCTCCATTGCCTGACGAACGTTCTGCATAAACACAGGGTTGTTCTCAAGACCACCAACTAGAGAAGCATCGTCGTAATTGACGCTGATGTTGGTCATGTCTAGTGGAGCCGAAGCGTTGAAGTCTTTGAGCTTCATTGCTTTGATATCGTCGCTCCAGTTCTTGACATAAAGAAACTTCTGCACATCTTCATGTTGCCAATTCAAGCTGGCGTAGATGGCAGAGCGACGACTACCACCCTGCATTACGTTACGACCAATCTCATTGATGGCAGACATAAGAGGAATGGGACCAGAGGCAGTGCCGCCTGTACGCGATAGGGCTTTGCCAGCAGGTCGCAGGCGAGAGTAGTCAATGCCAATGCCACCACCTGTCATCAGGCATGACATAGCCCTCCATGTTACGTTGCTCCACTCTTCGCGGGTATCTTCCTCAGCACGAAGCAGGAAGCAGTTGTTGTAGGCTTTGAATGGACGACCAGCGTAGTAGAGATAACGACCACCGGGAATGAACTTCATTTCCTTAATCAAGTTGGTCAGTTGCTTACGATCTTCCGTTGACATAAGAACCGACATCGTACCGTTACGACTACCGCATACATCCTCCACAAGACGCTCAGCCAACTTTGCCCATGTGTCTCCGGGGCCTTGAGCATATTTGAAACGAAACACATTCTCTGCAAAGCTATTACGAAATTCACTCATTACATTTTCCTTGGTTAAATTAAAAAAGGAGCGCACAGGCTCCTTGAAGGGAGAGCAGTTATACTACCGGTTATCGCCAGAGCCGCTAATAACATTACGTTCTTTACGGCTATTAAGCTTTGTCAGATTATCCTCACATATTTCGGACAACGTAAGACCGAAGTCGGAAGCAACGGCAGCAACCATCCACATCACATCTCCTAGTTCTTTCTTAACGTCTTGCTTTAAGATATCAGGATCGCCTTTATCCCTGATATGCTTAGCCACCTTGCCTAACACCTCACCAGCTTCTGCTCCAAGATTGAGTAAGGCGTATAGCTCGTTAGCTGTTGGTGTACGAAACCCCATAGCTTCTTTTTGATAGTTGTCCATTAGAATAAATCCTTTCGTAGTTCTTTAACTTTTGCTGTACTGTAGTGGCTTAGGGTTTTGAAATTAATTGTTGGGTTCTTAAATTCTTTAACCATTGTCCAAGCATCTTCTCTAATTAAGTCGTAGAAGACAGTGTTAATTAGTTGAGGAATATTTTTACTAGACCAAACACCATCGTTGCTAGTAATAATCTTTGCAACCACCTTATCAACTAGTGATTCAGTTACAAGTTTATTAACAATCTTTTCTTCAACAATTTCACAACCAATTAAAGGTGCTCCCATTTCTTTATGGTGCTTGTCTTTGAATTCGTTAGTGACTAGCTTAGCCCATGTAACCCTGCCATACTTATTCACATAGTCATAGTTCTTAATGACAATGCCTTCACCAACTCCTTCACCGTCTTTAATCAACACCGTGTTCTTCTCAAGACACTGTGTAAAAACATCAATGTCTCCGTTCTTAACGATGGCGAGAGGGGCTAGGTAGTTAAGGCCATAAGCTTTAAGTCTTTCTTCATACTCAGTGAAAGGAATGAACTGGCTGGTGAGTTTATTAAACACATCAAACACATAGAACTTTCGCCAAGCTGTGTCAACATAGGTCTTCACCGTATGCGGCACAAGCCATTCACCGTACAGGATATGATAGGGATACTCAAGCAGATATGAACCAACTTGTTTATCCTGCAGCATAGCAGCATAGAAGCCAGCATTATCTGAGTCAAGGCTTAGCTCACGGTTACGACTACCTGCTTTGATTGAGTAGTCTTCATCCGCCCATACGCTGGCGTTAGTTCCATCAAGTTTGGGAAACACATAGGTTGTCCCTACCTCAATGGCTTCTACTTCAGTGGTGCCAAACCGTTCAAGGTGTGGGTACTTTAATAGGCTCATTTCTTTTTCCTCATCAGTTTTTCTTCTGCCGTCTTTTCTTTATGGCAGGGCATGCACAAAATTTGTAGGTTATTCAGTTCACAAAACAAATTGTCTATATAAACATCCCAGCTTAAGAAACCTTTTACGGGGTCTACCACTGGAGCTATATGATCAACCTGAACATCAGCAGCTACAAAATGTTTCTTACAGCTAACGCATTTATAATGCATAGCAAGTTTTCCAGTTTTGTTATTAGTCTTACGACCGACAAAAGCTTCCTTCAACGCTTTAAACTTCACAGGCCACCTGCGAGAAGCAGCCCTTAGTGACGACGTTACAAAGCTTCTGAATCTGGCCTCTGTCCATTCTCCTCCATTTCTCATTAAAATAAATGTGGCTGTATTGCCTTGTCGCTATAGACAACTGAGACAGCGTCTAGTCGATCAAGGCCATATTGTATGTGAGAAATGACGGCGTCTAAAAAATCATGAGGGGTTTCGTAATCTTTTTCAGCACCATCGAACTCAGCAGTGAGAGTTACATTTATTGTGATCATTTAATTCCGTCCTTATCAAAAGAAAGAAGAAACAACAGGCAGCACATAGCATGGGCAAGGTGGTTAATGTCAGTTTCACTATCGTTTTTCTCACCAGCAGCGTAGGCTACAAGATGACGAAAGCTTGCGTCGATATATCGTTGACGAGCATTAGGAACGATCTTCCAATTGTCTGGAGAATATTTCTTTGCACCGTATGTCAATACATCAACAACTTCAGTGAGCGCATCCCAAGGCATCAAACTCCATTGTGGTTTTCCACTGTCGTACTTGACACCAGTTCCATCAGCCTGATTAATCTTATTAATGTATTCGTAAAGAAACTGTTGTTCACTTATGAAAGGAGAATCAGGCATCACTGAATTCCTCCAACCGTTTCAGTATCTTTATTCAATACATGAGTTTTGTCATAGATATTTGCTGGAATACTAATAGCCTCTTCCATATCTCCAAAAGATTCCCTGCAATGTTTTTCTGCTTTTTCAGCAAGCACGGGGTCTGTCTCAAGAAGCTTAGTACAGGCAGCAGTTAGCAACGCTGAAGAAATTAGTTTACCAATATCATCTTCTGATAAGGTCAATGGGCCTACGGCACTGACAGCAATGCTGTACTCACCATTCCAAGTACCATTTTCAAAATCAACAGGGCGAAAGATAATCATTACATCGTTTGGTTTAATTTCAATTTCCATTATTAATCCTTAGTGTTGGTGGAGTCCACAATTCATCATCATATCTTCTAAGCCAAAGCAGTCTAGCGTTTTCAAGAACCCTGTCAGTGTTACCTTCATAAGCATCTATACAAACTTGCCACATTGCCAACTCATCGTTATCAGTTTCTGCTAGCAGCTTTCCAGCTTTTGCTGGGCCAATACCATAGATTCCTTTAATGTTGTCAGCGTCATCGCCTGTCAGTATTTGCTTATAGAACGATAACAATCCTTCTTCTTCAGTGACATAGTATCCAATGTTTTTTACAAAGTTGTAATGCCATCCCGGTATCTGATCAAAGTCTTTGTCAACACTAACCATGATGCAGTTGCCTGCACCAAGCTTTGTTGCTTCAGTGGCAATGGCATCGTCTGCTTCACTGCCTTTTACAAGTATAGCTCCCCATTCCTTCAACAACCAATCACGCATAGCTTGATGGTGTTCTGGTTTAGGCGCTGTTCTATTTCCTTTATACGGAGCCGTTATTGCAATCTGCTCTCGAAAGTTCCCTTTGCCAGTGATGTAGAGTTTCCAATCATCAACAAGGCAACCCTCATACGTGTGGTCTACTTTGAGTGCAAGGATGTCAATGATGTAGCTGCTAAGTCTGAGCCTAGCAGCGTTAACCTTTTCATCCTTGCAAGCAAACGCAATGCGGTAAGCCAGTATGTCGGCGTCCAGCAATGCAATCATCAGTCAGCAATAGGCTCAAGAGGGGCTATGTCGGCTTGTGCTGCCTTAACTTGTGGATCAGCTTGCTGCTGCAGCAAAGCAATCACACTGGATGAGGCTTCATAAGGCAGCTTGCTTAGAGCAGCCATGACAATGTTAGCTTGATCCAGCGACAGGGTAAAAGTAAGTTTAAGTTCGTTCATTTTACAGAGCCTCGTCTTCGTTAATATCACCACCAACACCGCCAGCGTATTCAACTAAATCGGTGATGATCAGCTTCCCGATGGAAGGGCTAGTACCTTTCTTGTTTTTATAAGTCCAAGCGTAAGAACCAATCATGGCTTTGGCAAGACTGCCATTACCAATCTCTCCTGTAATTTCGTCACCGTCGGTATCAAAAATACGGATTGGATTCTGTGACTTACAAGTGATATACATTCCTTTTTCAGGATGTTTATCATTTGATTGAACACTGATTCCAATTTCTTCCAAAGCAGTTACAGCAGCTTCAGACAAGTTGCAAAGATCAACTGTGTATTTACCCGCCATCTCATTCAGCTTATTATGAAAGCACCAGTAGATAGTTGCCTTAAGCTTCACTCGCTTTTTATCTTCACTCATAGAGTTCCTTTTGAAAATGATGGCACTATCGGGGCCATCTATGCCGTCTTGTTAAGCCATAACAAGCAATGGATTATACATAGGTGTCTTCAGGTATGTCAACAATTTCTTCACATCCTATCAAAAGTTTCTTTGCAGCTTCAACATAGTAGTCGTAATCAATGTCGTAACTAAAGTCTTTGATGTTGTTACAAACCTTCATCGCCCAGCCGCTTTCAACACTAAGCCTTCTGTCAGGATCACCAGCATAAAGCGCAGGCATAACTTTGATTAGCTGACCACCTGTTTTACAGGCGTAATAACGACAGATGTTTTGTTGTTGAACTTCTGTGCCATCACTAAACACTTGAACAAGCTTGCTGCTACGAGGCACCTTGGTGCGTAGCATGAAGTCGTACTTGTCTTCATGGTTGCTGATGAAGTCGTACAGGTCTGCGCCTGTCAAAATAGAAGCCTCAGCAGCCATCGCTATGACACGACCACCTTGATCTTGATGCCACCCTAGCCCTTCGTATTGATAAGCGCCCTTACGCTTAACCTTGCCGTTTGTGTATATGGCAATGTAGTTATTAACATCACGAATAATCATCTTTGAATACTCAGCAAACTCAAGCTGTAAGTTAACTCTCTTCTGCCAATCTTCACAGATTTTATTGTATTGAGGACGACTACCACGAGGCAACAACACAGTGACACCGTCTGTATTTATCTGCACCATCTTCAAGCCTTTAATGGCAAGAAGCTTTTCAGCTAATAAGCAAAGCAGTAGCTGACCATTAATCGTAATGGTCATCGTGTACTTAGGATCATAGAAAGGACTGTACTGGTTGTTGCTATCACCATACACACCGTTCAATGCCAGCTTAAGCATGGCGTTCTCTGCCGTGTTCTTAGCATAGCTCTTACGCTGTTCATATACATCTTTGTAGATGGTGCAGAAAGCGTCAGTAAGATGTTCTGGATAGACGTTGTTACTGATAGCAACATTGGGATACATAGAGGCAACGTCTGCGTCAACAATCACGTAATCAAAATCTTCTTCAATGATTGATGGAGGCACACTACCGTGAATGCCACCAGTACCAAAGTCGAAACGAAAGCCATCAACTACAACGTTAAGATTGGTTGCTTCTTTCCAATGACCCCAATAGCTGTATTGAGTTTCACCTTTCTTCTTCACCTTCAACTCTTTAGGCTCGACCCAGCCCATTGGATGATCAGTGTTGAAGTCAATCAAAGCCGCTTGATCTGGCTCCTCTTTAAACTTCTTACGTTTAACAATGGTGTCAGCATATTGAGCAACATCACCGAGCAGATGTTCTTCAATATCAGAGAACACCCCTTTGGTTTCTGTGATGTGCTGTTGGTTAAACCAATTAACTATTGCTAAGAACTCAGGACGAGTAAAGTTGTAATAGCTAAACAGACAATCTTTAATAGCAATAACAGGACGCTTTGTTTGGTTGATTGACCTAGACCCATCCTTGTTCTTTTTATAACATTC